TACGAAATGATGATGTTGCCGACGACACCACTGTTGCCAGACCCAGCATTCTGGGCGGCGATGTAGACAAAGCCTGGTGTAGTCGACGCATGATCCTCCGCAGAGTTCGTCGTCGGTGAAGTCAGCCCAGCAATTCGGAACACAGCACGCGTGGCAAGCTTAGCAAGCCATGCAATACTGTCCTCGGCCCACACTTGGAAAGCGGTCATACCTGGAAGATCGCGCAACCAATCGACAGAGCCGTTCGTGGAAAAATTGGGGGAGAGGTCGACAGCGTCGTAGTACGGCGCTATCAGAACCTCGCCTGGATGGGAGGTGGCAACAGTCGGCTGGAACCGCACCACGAAGCTGCGAACAGCAAATCCCGTGTAGTGCTCAGCAAGCCCGCGACCCCAAGGTAGAACTGAGGGGTGGACTCGGATCGCGAGGGCTTTCTCCGCTGCTCCCTCGGAAATCTCAAGCCCCTGGAACACGAGCTCGGAGTGCTTCACACGGATTCCCCCAGAAGGACCTGAGAGATTCGTGACACGGGCAGTAGGCATAGAATAAGGCGAAGCATACGCAACAGCCACCCCAGCCCTCTGCCTCGACGCCGGACCTGATGCCGGTCGGTTGATGTATGGCTCGCGCCACACATTCTTGCGGCCTGGCTCCTGGACACGCGTTTTCGACGTGCCCGGCGGACCATGGCCAATTCCTTTTACTTTTGTTAGTTTGGACATACCCAGGGCCTTACCCAAGGGCCCTGGACAACCTGCACCGAGCAATATACTCGGGCAGGCCTGGGTGGTCGAGATCGTATGTGTATGTAATGCTGCCCGGCTGCAAGTCCTTCTCTATGGCCACCTGCCGGTCAGGACTGTAGTCGGGGAACGCTTGATGAAAAGAGACGCGGGCCTCGTCAGTAATGGGGAGTGCGGTTCGCGACATCCCGCGAGCCATTCTTCTGAATCCAGTGGCTAACGTCGAGTCGTCTACCATCCTGGCAGATGGGTTTAGTCTCGAAGCCGTCTGGACCATGCACTGGTAGTACCTCTGTAAAATAGGCACCCCGGCAGCAATGGCTATACCACACATTCCAACAGTGTAGACCCAATGGGCGAGAGAGGGAAGGGGAAGGCGCTTGAGACAGACCGCGTCTTTCGCTATTGAAAGCGGAAAGTTCCGGACCATAGTCCAGCCACCCGTCACCCTGACTGGTCTGGCTTGGCAGAACTCAATCTCTTCAATTACCCGGACGGGTCGCTCAACCTTCATCTGGAAGCCCTTATGGGCAAACCATCTGGGGAGCGACTCAAGTCGGGGGAGAGAGCTCTC